CTATTTTAACTTTAAATTGCGAGGACATCCTCCAAATTATTGTATTTGGGTATTTACCTTTGAAAAGAGGTGTTCTCAAGGAGATAACAACATGACAACAGGCGTTGAAGCTTTCCAGACCTTAAGCAATTGGTTCGGTGGCCGAAGAAACTATAATCTGAAAAGATTACCAGGCAATGCAGTTAACGATACTATTCAACTGAAACCAGGTAAGCCACCAACATATGATAAAGATAATTACAGACCAGGAGGTCCGCAAGATATGAAAGCACAAACAGTACAAACAGTAATTGGCGCAGTCGGAGAAATTTACGATTACGTAAAATCAAACGACCATTTAATTCCAGCAGTGAAAGATACCGTTTCTAAGTTTAAGAAGGGATCAAATGGTGGCTCTAGTGGAGGAGGCAAATCAAGCGGTGGAGGTGGAAGACCTACTACTTATGGTTTATCAAATGCACCAGATCCATTAATTGTAGACCTGAGTACGGGAGTTAAACCTCAAGCTTATACAAACGATTTCATGGAAGCGATCGAGAACAAGTGTTCTCCATTGCATATGACTGGCGCAATGTTCAAATTTCCAGATTACGCAGGGGCTAGGTTAAGAGACTACTTTATTAGAATAATAACATCAGATATGCAAACTAAGGCTCAAGCTAACGTGAGCTTCAATCTTAATATATCAGATCGGTTTACTTCAGAAAATATATTGTCAGCAATGAATGCTTTAGTTCTAGCTATTCAATATTATTTATATAATCAAAGTATTATCACTTATGCTTCTGATCCTCGTAACAAGAACGAAGGAATGCTTTATCTTAGGGAGAGGGTTACTCCAGAGATCTTAGAAGCTCAATATATATTAGGCAGGCTTCTAGCTGATCTACCTATTCCTCCCAATTTATTAGAATTGCTTAGATATCTATCTGCTAACTTCTTTTCAGGTGTAAACCAAGGAGCATCAATAATCAAGATTTATCCTCAAGTTTACTCTGCAGCGCAGCCAGATAGTATAGTTATTGGTGCTGACCAACTAACGAATATAACTAATGCACTTTCTCTTAATATTCACAAAGAATTATTTTCTTTAATGAGAAGAGCTATTCCTCAGTGGGTTCCGGGTTGGTTGAAAGATGTTCCGACTACTTGCGTGTATGATCAAGACTTCTTAACTATATTCGCAAATTTACCTTTTGTCGTAACTGAACCCATTGGTGGTTTCACTCAACATCCCCGTGTTCAAACTGAAAGCGAAGAGATACCATATAATTCATTCACTAATGAACTTGACGGTACCGCTTTCGCTTTAACTTCTTGTTATTTAACTACTGATGACCAAAACTATCCGAGACCAGGACTTATGCAACCTGTACCAGCACAAGGTGCAGAAACAGGTAACACTAGACTCTCTTTCTATAAAGTTGGAGATAATTCTGGTTTCTATGTTAGTAAGAATTACCCATTCTTAACTAGAAGTAGAATGGACACTTATCAAGTTAACGATGCTCAAGATGCTATTATTACTCCACATTTATATGGTTGTGATAGAGTTCTAGGCGTTAGTGTCAACTCACTTAGAGTTACAAGTCAAGAGGCAATAGATTACCTAATGTCTTTAAGTACTATAGTTAAATCTACTTCGAACAACATCAGAAGACCACGTAACAGAGGATAATGTAATATGAATACTACTAATAATTTTATTAATGCTAACCCATCTTTTGACGAATATATCAAAACATCAAATTTAGATATTGATGTTAAAAGGAAGCTTACCCTTAATATAAATCGTGTTAAGTCTGGTAGTAATGCAGTTATAACGACACCGCTCGCCAGTGAAGTTAAACCTGAAACATTGCTCGCTGAATTTGATGCCATATTTAATAGCAACAAAACGCGTATTAATAGTGTTCTAAATAGCCTCGAGGAAGCTAATCGCAGCAAATTTGGACCTAGGTCAATTAGCTTACCTTGGGCAGAAAGAAGAGATGCTCTAACTAGTAGTTTCGGATCTAGTTATGTCGATACAAGCCACTTAAAGCGAGACTCTGGCTATAACAGGCTTAGACCCATAAGTTTGGCGAATGCTGCTAATCTCCTTAAGAATGACACTACCAGCGGTCTACCCTACTACGCTAGGAAAGGAAGTATTAAGGAAAGAGTTTTAGATGATTATGATAATCTCATTAACAGGAGAGATCCTTGTGTACTATTTACAAGGACTCAGGAAATGGGGAAAACTCGTAATGTTTGGGGATATCCCGTTGTAGATACTCTTAACGAAATGAGATACTATGCTCCACTTCTTGAGTATCAGAAGAAACTTATGTATCGATCTGCTCTACTGAAACCAGATGTGGTAGACAGGCGTTTAACTGGTATCATCACTAAAGCAGTTTCACGCGAATTCAGAATTTTATCAATTGATTTTAGTGCTTATGACACAACATTAAAATCTGAACTCCAGAAGGTAGCATTTGATTATATCAAAGGTTTATTCCAATACAACTGTTCTGATGAATTAAACTATATAGCTGAAAGGTTTAATACTATTGGCATTATTACTCCTGACGGTGTTTATTCGGGCGAACATGGTGTTCCTTCTGGTTCAACTTTCACCAATGAAGTTGACTCTATTGTACAATTTATAATAGCTAATTCATACGGTATCGACCATGAGAATCTCCAAATACAAGGTGATGATGGTGTATATTTAGTTAAAGACGAATCAGACGCTGATGCGTTATGCGCCGCGTTTGAGTCGGTAGGTTTAAATGTCAATAAAGATAAAAGTTATGTCTCTAATAACTACGCTGTGTATTTACAAAATCTATATCATTTAGATTATATGAAGCATGGTGTCATTGGCGGAATTTATCCTGTTTATAGAGCCTTAAACAGATTAATTTTCCAAGAGAGATGGTCAACCTTTGAGGATTTTGGATTGAATGGTAATGATTATTATTCTATCCGCTCGATTTGCATTTTAGAGAATTGTAAGAATCATCCTCTTTTCCGAGAATTGGTTTCATTTGTTCTTGAAAAGGACAAGTATTCCCTGGGTTATTCTAATCAAGGTTTATCTGATTACGTGCAAATGATCGGACAAACTAAAGGTGCGGGTGATTTCTTGAATCAACAATACGGAGACAATGTGGCGGGCTTAAATGCTTTTGAAACCGTAAAATTGATTAAAGAGATAGGCTAAAGCCTGGAGTGGAA